ATCATATTCATGAAGACAGTCGCAAACGGTGTGGAATTCATCATTTAGATAGAAATGTACGCCACGTTTAGTCGTTATATATGAGAAATCCTGTTTCTGGAAGAAGAAATGATTTGGTATGACTCTCTTATATATCCAGCCATGTAGAGTTCTGGAAGGACATATCCGTTTGAAAATGGCAATAGCATCCATTACCTCACATTTAGGACGCTAAGTATAATAATGTTATGCTACCGTGTAATGATCTCTGTCTTTCAATTCTTGCCGTTTAGCAGAGTTCCACCCAGAAACCTCTTGCAAATACCCAGTAACACGGCTTATCTGTGCTACATCATGACATCCGCAATCTGGACACGCAGCTTCTCCACAGTCAGAACAGTATGCTATAGCAGAGTGCATCTCACCAGTACATCTACACGCAACAATATCTCGTTCACACATCTTTACCAACGAATTATGGCACACAGGACAGTTCCCATCAGTGTCAATATCAGCTTCATCAATAACAAGCTTACAGGAAAAACATTTGAAGCGCATACTAATATCATGTGTCTTCACCCCATGAATAATCTTCCTCATCATTACTACCCCAGTCGTAGAAATCTTCCATATCGTCGTATGTATCGGGAGCTTCATCCTCGATAACTCCTACAATTGAGCACCCGGCGTTCATTGCATATGCCGTGAGCGCGACACTGATAACAATATCATCGTGGAACCCGGGGGGCGCGCCGTATACTACCGCCCCGCTAGGTTTGACGTCAAACGTATACGCCTGAAACTCTCTACGTAACTCCTCATGATCTGGTAGTATTATCTTGTGGTTCTCTATCATTAATGCTAGATTATTGACAACAGCCCATTTTATCTGTGATGTGAACTTTATCCCTATCATATTGGCTTCAGTACACAAATCCTGATAAATCGGGTCGCCATACCCGGTACTGTCAATATACACAGTCCCACCATTGTACTTCTGTGTAACGTCCAGAATACGGGATTTAATGAACTCCCATGATGTTTTGTTGAAACGTTCAACGTATACAATCTTCCGTTCTGATAGTTTCCCTACAGATATGACGGTGAAATCTTCCAACCGACCCAAATCTACCCCTAAATAGTAGAACTCGCCTTCAATTGGAGGCTCTAACGCGTTCTGTTCAATAACATCTTCAAAGTTCTTGAATACCGCTCCGCCACCTTCAATGAACTCCGCAAGTATCTCTTGCTTATACTCCATTTCGGGTAAACCACTTATCATCTCATCAAGTTCGTCTTTATCCAAGTAAGGATTGTCATAAGAAGTGAAATGATATGACTTGTACCTTCCAGTCTTATCGTTTAACCCACGTAAGAACAGTTCGTATAGATAGTTTTTACCTTTAGGAGTGCTAATGAACACCGCCCAACCAAGTTTATCAGCTAGTGCAGGACGTATCGACTGCTCCCATACCTCGCGTTTTAAGAAGGCAGCTTCGTCAAGTACAACCCCGTTAAGACCTTCCCCACGTAAACTTTCAGGATTGTCCCCGGATTTAGCGAATATATACGTCCCATTCTTGAGTAATATGTACTTATCTCCTTCCATAATCTTGTCTACGTATGTTCTTGGTATAATACGTAAGATCATGCGCCAAATAACCTGCGTCTGTGCATAATTGGGGGATACTAAGAAGAACATCCCATTAGTTGTTTCTAACGCTGCAATTATTACGACATACGCTGCTGCAGTAGTTTTACCCCACCGACGTCCACATATAAGTATTTTAAACCTTGTCGGGTCGTTAAACACTTCTAGTTGACCGTCGTGCAAACTTACTTCGAGAGTGTCCGTCATGATACTATCTCACTGAGTTTTGGAGATGAGAACAGACTTTCAGAGTCTGTGGTACTATCTTCTTCAGATAGGATGATTGTAGGTACATTTTTCCTGTTGCCTTGAGCACGAGTAATATTGACTTTGAGTGTTTCTGGTTGCGCTACCTGTTTGGTTTTCTCACCATACAGTTGTCTGTTAACCCTTAATAAAGTTTCCAAGTAGATACGAAGGTCTATAGCTTTGGTTAAATCTAATTTTTTAGCAAATTCCATTAACATGTATAGTATCTCTGACCGTAACCCAGTCTCGCCAAGATAGAAGAACATAAAGAATCTGCGTCGGTCTTCACCTTCTATCGTTTTAACCATACATACAGGAGCGTGTACAGATAGAGGACAGTTAATATGCATAGGACAACTACGAGTACACTTGCTGCGGTTCTTAATAATAGTATTAAAGTCATGCCACTTACTCTCGGTAACTTCTTCCTCGCTCACCATGACAGTACATACCAACAACCCAATTATATATTCGTTTGCATAAATTTATAAGATCCTAGCACGTATAGATATAGGAAGCTTATGAGAGAATATTCATCAGAAGAGGATGATGCTATCCTCAATATGAAGGGTATGGGGTTTACCTACGCAGACATCGGCACTTTTATTGAGAGGACACCGTCGTCTGTACGAAGTAGGTGGCGTAAGCTTCAGAAACGGCGTTCTTTAAGATACAGGTGTAGTAGGAGAGTTCCTATAAAATCTGTGTTCCGTAATGTTACGAACACTATACGGAGGTTGTTACATGGCATATCAGGATAATCCGCAGTATCGTAAACGTGAAGACGAGATCATCTCAGCTCCAGTACGGTCAGTGTGGAAAGGTAATACGTTCATCAAGATTCCGGTAGGACGTGAAGGTAAAGCGTGGGGGTTCGGGTTGGCTAAAGCTAAAGCTATACTTGAACACATCAAGTTTATTGAAGACTATGTTAGGGAGACTGAACAGAAAAGGATTACTGAGCAGAAAGGTATGTAGGTGGTTGGTTTGACAATCACCACTTTTTATAAAGATTTACGCAGAAACCTTATTTTAGGAGACGCAGTTGAATCGTTAGAGTCGTTAGATGACGAAAGTGTGAACTGTTTTGTAACGTCTCCCCCGTACTGGAATCAACGTGAATATGGTCATCCTGACGAGTTTGGTCACGAAAAGACTGTTGTCAAGTATGTTTACAACTTAATGGACGTTTTTGATGAAGCGCAACGCGTATTAACCAAAGATGGGACGTGTTTTGTCAATCTGGGTGATAAATACTATACTGAAGGAAAAAATAGGAAAAGTGCAGCTCAAGCACCAGCTCGGTTCGCTATAGCTATGGAAGATGCCGGGTGGTTACTACGTAACGAGATTATCTGGTGGAAACCGGTGTGTATTCCTAGCGGTAGTGGTAGGTTTACAGTAGATTACGAGAAGATATATTTCTTTACTAAGAATGAAGATCACTATTTCAAGACACTGTACGAACCTGTGTCGGATGCCACCCTAGAGATGATTAAAAGCGGTCGTGAAAACGCGCCCAGTAAGAGTATAAACTACGGTGGGTTGTCACATACTAACCAGAACAAGTGGTATAATAAGATGAAAGAGATATACGACCGTGGTGAGACTCCAATGCGTATAATGCGCGCGGTATGGAACTTCCCGTATAAACCGTGCAGTTTCGACCACACGGCAGTATTCCCACCAGAATTACCAGCTCGGTGTATAGACTGTGGGTGTCCCGAAGATGGTGTTGTGGGTGACATGTTCATGGGAACTGGTACTACAGCGGAAGTTTGTGAATTACTCAAACGTCGATGGGTCGGCAGCGATATTGTACCTAAAAACTGCGAAACTATAATGGATAGGTTACGTCCTTACATACAACAGCGTACGTTAGATGTTTTTGGAGGTGACCAACCTGTTTCATGAGTATCCACAAATCATGATATCTAAGTATATAGCTACCGAACATGGTTTTTACAACATGTTGACCGACGGAGCTATCATACGTATCCCACGTAAAGCCGACCTTGACAAGTATTTAGCGATTTATGGAGACAGCAGTAATGAACCGCCCGTTGTCGAATGTAACGAGTTTATCGAATGTGATTGCGAAGATGATGAAGATGGGGAGGAGGTGGAATGGTTTGACGAGGTTCACAACAGAGGACTCATATTATACTAACGACAACACCACTGGGGGAGGACATCTTACTGCAAATGGTGTTCCATATTATGTTGTAGAGATAGGTAACCCGGAAATTTACACATACCACCCTTTAACAGAAGCGTTCAAGAGCTTACGGAAAAAGCAATATAATGAAGGTAAACGCATACAGGATAGGGTGATGGGATGGTGAAAGTAGTCATAGCTGGTGGAAGGGATAAGTGGGTTTCTGAAACAGAAATTGAAACTGCTATCTTGGAATCTGGTTTAGAGGTATCGGAAATAGTTTTTGGTGGATCTTGTGGAGTCGATGAGTGTGCCAGACAATATGGTATTAAAAAAGGTATTAAGACAACCGTATTTTATGCAGACTGGGACATTCATGGGTATTCTGCTGGACCAATACGCAACGGTGAGATGGCTAAATACTCTGACGCTTTAATTGCGTTTCGTGGCGGAAGGGGAACTTCGAGTATGGTTTCTGCTATGGAGAAGTTAAGGAAACCGGTGTTTAAAGTATGAATGGTGATTTGATATTCGTTCTAGCAGTAGTGGCGGTGTTATCAGTATTCAACATGGCAACACTTGACTCTAATCGTGACATTCGGGAATTAATGGCGATTATAAACCTTGTAACAACGGCGTGTTCATTGTTCTATATCTTCGCTCTTATTTATGGGTGATACCATGGTGAAACAGAACTCTAAACATTACAAGTTCGTGGACGAAGACAAACTGTTACGGTACATCGAAGATGAGATCAGGATGTGTTCTACAGAACATTATGGTGCGCTAACTGAGTGGTCATTCGGGTATAAAGCAGCTTTAGTGAGTCTACGACAACGTATTATTGACGGGAGTATCAACTGGCAACCTGGTAGTGAATAATGAGTATGATATGGGAAGCTGTGGTTGTTATTAGTATACTTACGTTTTGTATAGGATGGGTATGGGGATTCTTAGTTGGAAGGTTGTTTTACTGATGTGTTGGAATTGTAAGTACGACGTGTACGATAGACGCACTGAAAAATACGTGTGTAGTGAAGGCAGACAACGACCGGGTGGAGACATCTGTCATGTGTACGAAGCTCGCAAAATACTCGTGTTACCTATAGGACGCAGGGGGAACGTGTACAAATGATTAACGTATGGATGTGTATAGCAGCTGGGGGTAACTTTTTCCTGTCGATCTTTTTAATACCACAGTTAATAGACGTCTTACGGAAAACAAAGAAGGTTAATCTGGTAACAGGGTATTGTACTGGTGGAGCGTTGGTAATCATGGGTGTATCGTACGTATTTCTGGAATTACCACTTGTGAGTGCGACAGTAACGATTACAGGTATAGTATGGTTGGTCATGAGTATACGGAGCACAGTGTGATTTGGAGGTGTTACTATTACAGTTGATATCATTATTGTGGCGTACCATGCAGAGAAGTACATTACCAAGTGTCTTGACAGTATACTATCACAAACTTATACAGATTATAAAGTGATAGTAGTTCTCGACGACTACAAGTACGATAGGACATACGACTTGATACGCAACCATACACTCACATTGAAAGGGAAACTCTCACTACGGTACAGAGATTTCAAGACAAGTCCGGCAATAGCACGCAACCACGCGTTAGAACTCGTATCTGGTGATTACATAGCGTTTATCGACGCTGACGACTGGTGGGAACCGGAAAAGCTGGAACGGCAGGTAAAACTGTTAGAAGACAACCCGTACTTCGATTTGTGTTACACGTACGGTGCATGGGACTTCCCAAATGGAAGAACCGAGATACACGGAGTGAAGTCAGGTAAAGTCCCGGTAAAACTTGTATGTATCGCACCACATAGTAGTATCCTGATACGTACACGAATGAGAATCCCAGTGTTCGACCCTACGTTGAAAGCATGTGACGATTACAAATGGTTGTTAGACTTAGACGACTTGGATTGTAAGTTTGTCAGTATCAACGAACCGTTAACACACATGACAATACACGACACTAACCTGACTACTGGTAAACTGGGATTCATCACACAAACTATGGAAGTCCACAAATTACGTGGGGAATACTGGTTAGCGATGTTTAAACTGGTTATGGGTACAATACTACTGATAAAACGGTCATTATTCAGACGGTTCGACATTGACGGGTTAGGTGAAGAGTTGGGGTTAACCACATGACTTTTTTACAGGTGGAACCCACAACTCGGTGTAACTTGGATTGTACCTACTGTACGAAAAAAGAACCAGACAGAGACTTACACCCCGACACGCTGGAACACCTCATACTAAAACACAAACCATACGTGGTAAAACTACAAGGGTTGGGTGAACCATTTCTAGCTAAAAACATCACAAATTTGTGTAAACTATGTAAAAAACACGGATGTTACGTACTAGTAACAACAAACGGGACGTTACTCAACTACGACGCGTTACACTACATTGACAGGATAACATTCAGTATAGACAGTTTAGACAAGACAACGTTCAACAAAACCAGAAACGCCAACCTAGACAAAGTACTATTTAACTTACACGAAGTACGTACAAGGTATCCGAAGGTTAAAGTGGGAATCAACCAGGTAGTATCTCACTTTACTAGTACAACTGATACACAAGACCTGGTGGAGTTCTGTAGGACGTTCGGACTAACACTAGAAACTAACCGCATAGTTAACTTTAACATCGAACCAAACTACATGGTGAGGCTTGAACGTAATGTTAACGGACCATACGCAAAGTGGAAACCTAGATGTCTATGGGGTACTAAGTGGTTCTACTACAACGCGAATGGTGAGAGTCACCCGTGTTGTGTAAGAATGAATGACGTGTACATAGACAGGACGGACACCTGTGAGAATTGTCCTGATTAACAAAAGGTAATTTTAAAAATTGGTGTTTCGGTATTAGTCGCCACGTATGCGTTTAATACGCTCAAGTGCACGCAAAGTAGCACGCGACTTCCTTAACGGTATACCTGCATTTTTCAGTATCTTGAGTATTTGACAATACGAACAGTTACACCTATCTTGTATACCCTTGTATGATGCGTTTTCAATAGTGTACATCTGTATAACCATTTCTTTGTCGATCTCCTCGAACGCAGGATTATACTTCCAACCGTGAATCTCCGAGTGGTGTCGATTACACAGAACACGCAAGTTATCATCGGTGTTGTTCATTCTGTTTCCGTCTTTATGATGTACAGCTAACCTAGTATCTTTACCACACTTCTCACACCTGTATTTTCTTTTATAAACTTCAAACGCAAAAAATCTCGCTACATGTCCCAACTTGCTCTTGTTCCAGACCAAATCTGTCATACTATACGTATAGGTCTCCAAATTATTTATAATTTTCGACACGCACGATTTAAAATCGAGATCGCCAAAAACCCGGGCACGCAAACACAACGAACCACACGCTGCACCACAACAACCAACAAAACAACAAGAAATTACTTACATAAGAGAGAGAGAGAGAGTGTGTGTAAGAGTCAAAACTTAAAAAATTTATACGGGGGACTAGACG